GGTACGAATGTTCATGTCTCAGTATTCCATCATCAGGATTGGTTACAATTCTTGGCACATGAAAGTCGCAACCATAAAGATCTTATTATCTATCCTTTCTTTAATGGCTTCTTTGAAGATGATGTTGATCATGTTCTAACGAAAGGATATCAGATAGATAGTTACCCCAGAATAATACAATTTCAAAAGGAGGAGGCAGAAGAATGTTAGGAATAGTAGAATCAGTAGTAGGAGTAGCAGGTAAAGTTCTTGATAAGTTTGTTGAAGATAAAGATTTAAAGAGAAAACTTGAATCAGAACTTAAGTCACAAATTATATCACTGGATCTGGCTCAGGCACAAACAAACCTTGAGCAAGCAAAACATTCCAGTGTGTTTATTGCAGGAGCTAGGCCAGCCATCATGTGGATATGTGCCTTTGGTCTGGGTTGGCAGTTTGTCTTTCAGCCTGTAGCTGCATGGATACTTGCAGTTAGTGGATCAGAACTTATGCTCCCACTTTTTGAAACAGAAGGTTTAATGCCGTTAACTTTATCCTTACTAGGTCTTGGATCTATGAGATCTTTTGAAAAGTTCAAGGGTATACAAAGAAATAATATGAAGTAATGCTTAAGTGGCTTTATAAATTGCAGTGGAGGTTCTGTATCTGGCTAAATAAAAAGCTGTCAGGTACAGGTAACCCTAAATATTTCTCAGGTAAGAAAGATGATAAAGCTGACTGACAACGCAGACATACACCTATCCTCTGTTGTTGCAGAGAATAAGGTAGCTGCTATTCGACTAGCAGTTAACAGCGGAGGATGCTCTGGCTTTACCTATGATTGGCAGCTTGTCACTGAGGAAGAGTTCGATGACATTATCGATGACTTCATTATAGATCTGGATACAGGTAAACTTGTTATCGATAATATCTCCAGTGTTTATGTAGCAGGAATGACGGTGGACTATAAGAAGGACATCTTTGGTCAGCGTCTTATGATTGATAACCCTAATGTAGAATCCATGTGTGGATGCGGAGAAAGTTTTCAGGTATGACTAAATTAATTAAACAAACACCAACTCATACTCTTGATTGGTATATTAAATGGATAGCTTCAATCATACTGGTAGGAGGAGTTATCCTGACCAGCAATAACATCTACCCTCTTAACCTGATGGTTCATGCCATTGGAATGTTTGGATGGTTTATTGTAGCTATCATCTGGAATGACAGAGCATTACTTGTAATCAATGCTGTCTCTCTTGTCTTATTAATTAATGGATTGGTATCTTATTATGTTAAATGATAAACAGGAAAAGTTTGCTCAAGCTTATGTTCTTCACAGGAATGCTACTGAAGCAGCTAGAGCAGCAGGTTATGCAAAAGCATCTGCCTACAATCAGGGATATAGATTACTTCAGTCAGATGAGATTACAGAAAGAATAAAAGATCTTGAACAAGAGCTTGAAACAAATGTTAATGTTATAGAAGAAATAGAAAGTCAGTATACCTATGCCAAAGCAAATGGACATACCAATAGTGCAATCAAAGCTCTTGAATTACTCTCCAGAGTGAGGGGAGCTAACTCAGATGTTAACATTAATCTGGATGAAGAAACTTTAGAAGGTGCAATTGTAGGATGTCTTAACGTTTTAGGAGAAGAAAAGGTATTAGACCTTCTATCTAAGTGTGACTTTACGATTTATGAGGATGATGAGGAAAATGGAGAGCCAGAGAGCGTCACTGAGGGGGGTGTAGAGGAGTCTCTGGACCTACCCCAGCCTGAAGAGGCTACTTCTCCTGTATGAGGCTGTATGGCCCGTAGGATGAAAATCGTGTTTTCACAAAATAGATCTGGAGATATATCAGAACATAAAGCAGTAGTATGGCTATTGGAACAAGGATATGAAGTATTTCGTAATGAATGTTGTTCAGGACCAATAGATATAATTGCTTATAATGTGGAAACTCAAGAAATATTAAAAATAGATGTTAAGACTTGTAGCAGTAGAATAAGACGAGATGGTACAGAAGTAACTGATCTTCCTTATATAAAACAAAAGCAGAGAGAATTAGGAATTAGATTGTTAGCGGTTGATAAAATAAATAATACATTTACATTTATTAATTAGCTATTTATAGCTCCATATCCAAGGTCTGGGATGTATATTACTACTATCCATAGTATCTATGTGTAGAAACCTACCTTCATGTGGTCCTCTTTGAGATACTCCTATGCCAGTGAAGCCATGTTGGATAGCTAACTTCATTAATCTATAGGCAGTCTTACCACTGACCAAGACATCAACTGCTTTACCGTATAAATGTGGAGAGTTTTTAGATCCTCCTATAACCTGATTATAAGATTCATGTCTGTATCCTGAAGTTATGATCATAGGCTGATTAAATTCCCTCCGCAAAGCTTCAAGCTTTTTCATAAATTCTGTGTCCATCTGACATTCATCTGTACCTTTGCACTTAAGTTCTTCAACACTAAAGTACTGCCACATTATTCTTCTTCCTTTTCTTTGGTTGGTGGGGGATGTGTTCCATTATGCATTCGATAGAACCTATCCAGATCTTTTTCAATAGCTGCTAGTCTCATTTCAATAGCTCCATCTCTCTCAGATCTTTCCTTCAGAATTTGAGGAGAGAGTATGTCCTTTGCCATGACATCAATAGAGGATAGAGCAACAGCTTGTCTTGCTTCTACCTTATCTATCCGGGTAAATATTTCTGTTACGTTTTGTTTCATACTATCCAGTTGATTTATAATAGATCTAATGGTAGCTTTCAGGACTCCCCATGTAGTAGCTACACCAGCCAGCACTATCCCAAATGTCAGGAGTTCTCTTGGTCCTAGTTCTAGCATTACCGCACACCAGTTCTACTGCCCACATAGGAACGATAGACATTCATGAGTTCTCTCTGGGCTTCCCTGATAGGAGGTTTCTGTCCTGTTCTTTTTTGGGTAGATATTCCCCATAAATAAACATCTTTCTTTAAAGGCTGTTGAGGAACAAAGACACCCTTCTTAACCATATTATGAAGTACTTTATTATCCAGCCTACTCCCGAATAAACCATTCTCTGTTACTGCATTAATGATTTGCTTATTACTCAGACCTGCACTCTTGGCTTTGGAAATATAGTCAAACATTTCGGTAGCTAAGGCAAACTGTTTTTCCATTCCCTGACTATAGGCATCTACCAATTCATCTACAGAGATAGGACTTCTTTGTTGGTAAGCATTCTTAAATATTTTATCTGTAGCTCCCATATCTCTTTTTAATCCATACAATTTAAAAGATAGAGCCTGACTAATATCATATCGTTCTGGTTTAACACCTGACAAAGCTATCCAAGCATCATCTCGATATCGTTCTCTTCCTTTCTTAGCAACACCAAACTTTTTATCTTGATCCATTAGGTTGTAGGTTTGGTAGATATCCCTAATACTTTTTACTCCTCCCGGTTCAAAAGCTTGCATGAAAGTAGACATTCCATTCGCTATATTTTGACCAGTAGTTTGTGTAACGTCATCAAAGATGGGGTTTCCATAGTCGTCTACATTATTCATAAATTGAGAGATAGCAGACATTACCATTGAAGGACCAAAGGCATCTCGTAAAGGTTCGACAACAGCCCTATAAGCTGCTTCTTCTACTACACCATCTACATATTCTCCACGATTTAAAGCTCTAAATCCTGCCATAATAGGATCTTGCATAGGTGACCAAGGATTAATATAACTAATATTTATTCTTCTTCCTTTTCCTTTCTCATCTGGTTTCCCCATATAGAAGAAGTTAGCTCCCTTATTATACTCCTGTTCAAAGGCTTCTGTTCCAGCTTTTATTGTAGTATCCTGTCCTTCCAAAGTTTCATTCATTCCCCACAATTGAGCCGAAGTAGTGGCTAGTGCAGGAGCAGCACTTTGAGCAGCAAGGAAAGATCCTGCTCTCTTAAGTCCCAGATTTCTTTGGGCTACTCCTTTCAGAGAACCATCTGCATTTCTTTCTCCCTTCTTTATCTGGATACTTCCATCTTTAATATCATTGAAGGCAGACTTAATTATATTCTTCTGTGTTCTGAGCATCTCTGATTTAAAAGCAAGGAAGTCAGCAAAAGGAGCAAGCCTCATACGCCTGATAAACTTAGGCACACCTGCATAATTCTGCATATGTTTATTTACAGCTTCAGCAGCAGCTTCATCTAGTTTAGTTATTTCAATTGGAAGACCATCTGTTGATCTAAGAGTTCTGGTAACTTCTTCTGGATTAACACCTTGATCTATAAGGATCTGTCTGTAGTTTCCCTTCTCATTCATAAAGGCATACTGTTTCCACATATCATCCATTGACTGATAGAATTTAGCAGCAGTAGTATTAGCACTCTTAGCTCTATCTATTAGACTTCTTTCTCCTTTATAAAGAGGAGAGGTAAGATCCCAAAAAGATTCTTGTCCAGCATCCTTCATAGCTCCCCTGAATGATCCTATATCTGTACCACTCTGTATAATACCCAGAGCTAGTCCTCTTTCCATATCAATGTTAAGAGCTTCATTAGATTTAAGATACATTCCTCTGAAGACTCTGGGAATTTCTTTCAGATGTTTAGGGTTCAGGTATCCTGCTCCAAGAGCCATCCATCCACCACTAAGGAAGTTTCTGGCTGTAGATGTTACACTCCAGATTGTTTTAGCTGCTCTGGAATGTCCTTGCAACATCAGGTATGTCTGTATAGATTTAGGAAAAGATATTGCCATTTCGTTTCCATTGGCAATAAAGGCAGCGACTTCTTTTGTACCATACATTTGATCGCCCTCCTTTATTCCTGCCAGAGGTTTCACTATACCTGCTGCTTCCTCTAAAGGTTGTACTACTCCTTTTGTGGGTGGAAGGCTCGATCTTAATGGAACTGTTATTCCTTCTGAAGGAAGTTTACGAGTAGCTGTTCCTGCTATGTCTCCCAGTTTAATAGCATCTGCAATTTGTTTTTCATACTTAAAGTCTTCAATAGTCTGAAACACTTTCATTGCTGTATTGGCATAATTTGAAACAGGATTATCATATTCTCCCATCAACTCACGTATCTCTTTTGGAATATCTTGCCTTCTCTTTAAAATATCAGAAGCATTATCATATAAACTATTTTTCTTATTGTATTCTTTAGAAAATACAGTAATTAAATCTGATTCATCATTCATTTTAAGAATATCAGTAATTACATTATCTACATAACCATCTGTACCCATATAGGATTCAAGGATCTGCTTATCTTCTACTGTTCTTTGTGAAGCATTTTTCTTTAGGACAGCCCCAAGTGCCGGGTGACGAGAAGCAGCCTGTAATTTAATAAAATTTCTGGCTCTCTCTCTTATTTTAGCACCTTCATCTGTTTTATTTAAAAACTTTGTCCACTTAGGATTATCATGCATCTGATACTTACGAGTAACATAGAGAGTAGGTTTACCTGTATCAGTCATGGAAGCTACAATCTTGGCTTCAAGTTCTTCACCTGCTTTTCCTTCTTTTATAATTCCTAATTTTTTTCCAGTTGTAGGATCTTCCTCAACCAATTGCCTTTGAAGAAATTTAATTTGTTCCCTCATTTCTTTTATTACAGTAGCAGTTTCTGGAGCTTCACTTTCAAGCTTGGCAAGTTGTGTTGCATCTCCTCTGAAGGCATCATCTAATACCTTATTTAATTCTTTAGGAATTTTTCTTAAAGGAAGTTCATAATTCTTTTGAATAGCTTTAGAATACTTTTTTAATAATCCTTCTACATTTCTTTCAATGGCTCTAAAGGCAGAATCCTTTCTGGTTCTAGCTAATTTTACAGCATTATTAGTACCCCCATCATCAAAAAATTCTCCTTTAAATTTAGCTACAATTCTTTCTCCAACTTTTCTTTGATCTCCTATTCCGCTTCCTTCCTCTGTTACTTCCTCTGTAATCTTTCTTCCTACATACTTTCCTCTTTGTCCTTTTACAGGTTCTAGTACAATACCTTCATTTTCAAATGTATCTTGTACAGTTACTTCCCTTTCTACATGTCCTTTACGAGCATTAGTTCTCCACTCCCTCCTTTGTTTGGGAGTCATATCCTTCCATTCATCTGTCTTTTTCATTTCCCTTAATTCATCAGCCAAATCTTTTCTGGATTTAGATACATCTACAGTTACTGTACCATCTACTTCTAACTTATCTTTTACTTCGTTTACTTTAGTTATAATATTATTAGGAGTATCTTTTGATCCTATAAGTATGGAAGCCTCACTTACCTTCTGGACCTCTCCTTCTGGTCCTTCCCATCCTGCCTTCTGTAAGGCTGACTTTCTCCCTATCTTTTCAGCGAGTCTGGTAAGCCCTCCTCCCATAACTCCCCCAAATAAAGCACCTGCTCCAGCCATTGTTGCCATCTGACCATAATCAAAATCAGTCTTATTGGCTATCTCCATAGCCTGTTCGTAACTTGCTCCTTCATTAACAGCTTCAACAAATTTCATTCTGTCTACATCCAGACCAAGATCTAAAGCTTGTTGACCTATATCTTCTGCTGTCATATAAGCAGCACCTTCTACTGCTCCATATAGTCCTGAGTATTTAGCAGTTGTTTTAGCAGCTTCCTTTCTGGCTTTTCCTAGAACAGCTTTCTTTATTCCCTTTGTTGATCCTTTCTTGGATGCCTGTTCAGCCAGCTTTGCACTAACTCCTTTCTTTATAAGGGCATCTTTCAGATTATTTTTATAAAGAGTTTTACCTAGAAAGTTAAGTCCTGCTCCAGCAGCTACCTTACCACCAAATAAGAGAGGCGCACCAATACCAGTAGCTATACTAAGTAGAGTAACAGGATCTGTTAAGGTATGATATAGACCTCTTCCAAATTGTGACCAATCTGTAGCTGTATCTGAGTATTGAGTTGTGGATTCCAGCCAAGCTTTCTTCTGTTCCTCAGTTAGCTGATCCATATTATAGGCTGTCATACCCATATTGGTAATATCCCAATTGAGTTTTGAATGTCTATCCTTCATCCAATCAGAGAGAGCTTTCTGAGAACCTTTCCACTTCTCTCCTTCTTCAGCTTGATAGATTATGGCAGCATTACTCAGCCACTGTTTGTTAGTGTCGAGTACATCTTCATCCATTTCGTCTGGAGTTTCTACAGGTTCAACCTCTGTTGTGGTAACAGCTTCACCCCATTGAGTATAATCAATAGGTTTAGTTTGTTGTTGAGGTTGAGGTTGGGTTTGTTTTTGTGTATCAACAGCTTCACCCCATTGAGTATAATCAATAGGTTTAGTTTGTTGTTGCTCTACAGCTTCACCCCATTTTGTATAATCTATTTGTGGAGGCATTATTCTACCTTATGGTAATTGATTTCCAGATGAATCCCAAGCTTTTCCAGAAGTTACATCTACCCAAATATATTGATTACCTTGCTTTCTTTGCTGAGTATTAGAAGGAACTCCTTGTGGTCTAGGAGGAGGTGTAGCACTACTTGCTTGTGTAGTAGCACCTGCTGGTGGTATTACTTTATGTACAGCTATAGCCTGACTTGTTTGAGTCATACCACCTGCAATTGCTGTCTCTAAAAATAATCTTTGTCGTTTGTTTACTTCGTCAATATATTGTTGTAATGATGGATCACTCTTCAATATAACATTACCATTTCCATCTCTAACTTCATCATCATCACCAAGTGTCCAATTAAACATATCTGCAACTCCACGTCTAATTTCTTTCATTTTATCAGTAAAGTTAACAGGTTTACCTCCTCCTGTTTTACCTTTATTTTGAACATCCAATAATTTAGCCATCATTTCTACTTTTGTTAATTCACCACGTTCAAATGCTGTCATAGCTGCTATCTCAGCTAAGGCTGCTGTTTTGGTAGCTCTATCCATATTGGCAAGTTCTTTAGTGAAGCCATACTTATCGACCAGAAGTTTAGCTTCTTGTAAGGATTCTTTATTAATCTCTGCAAGCTCTTCACTTCTGTTTGTCTTACGATCAGTTCTAGCTTCCTTATATTTTGCTTTGGCAAGTTCTCTTAATTCTTTCCCTTGTTCCTTACGTCTGGTTCCTATTCCCTTTACACCAACATTCATTATGTCAGTTAACCATTGAGCTATTGTTCCTCCACCTTGTTTTATTTGCCTTTGGTTGGCTTCATCCATAGCTCCTGCAATAATGTCTGCATTATTACCAGACTTAATAGCTTTTTCTTGTGCTGCAAAAAACTCTTCAGAAGCTTTTTTATCAGCCTCATTAAACTCTGCTCGTTTAGCTTTATTTTTTGCATTCATTCTTTTCTGTAAAGTTTTTAGTTTAGTTTGGTAATCTGTAAAAGATTCGGTCATCTTTGTTTTACTAAAGCCTTCTTCTCCACCTATCCTTGTCCTAGCTTCAGTAACTGTTTCAGAGAAATTTTTTCCACGACCTGAAAGAAAATCTTTCCCTAAACTTTGTATTGTTCGATTAACTATATCTGTAGTATCTATACCACCACCGGGAACAGTAGCTGCATTAACTGCACTACCAGCAGTAGTAAATGCTCCCTGTTGTCCATGTTGAGCAATCCTTCTACCGGGACTTTGACCTCTAGGTTGAGTTAGAGTAGAAACACCAGCAAATTGTCCCGGCTGACCACCTCCTTGTACTACACCTCCTGTTAGACCAAATCCTGATTCACTAGGAGTTGCCTTACCAATTGTAGGACGTTGTTGCCGCCTAGCTAATACATTAGTTAATTGACTTACAGGTATAGTACTACCTTGTGTAGCTTGTTGTATAGCTCCTGCTTGTGTTTGCATTAAAGAAGGATGCATAGCAGAAAAGGAACCTGCTCTAGTAGGTCTTCCTCTACCTAAGAATGTTCTTCGTCCATATTTTGGTCTTACTCCTTGACCCTGTTGCCTGTATATTACAGGACCACCATTAGCTAACTGACTTAGACCTCCTCCATGTTTAAAGAAAGCTCCTCCAAATCCAACATCCGCACCAGTTAATCCACCCCATCCGGGAGCATCTGGTTTATCATCAGATCCTCTTAGTTTTTCCTGTGCTTGTATTGTATTCCAATAATGATCCCTATCTTTCTGTTGTTGTGCTGCCTGTTGTTCTGGAGTTAGTATTGTCTGAATAGGATTTGGAGGTGGTAATTTTCCTCCTAAAGCACCCGGACTTAAATCACTATATGTTGGAGGATAAGCAGGACTAGCAGGAGGACCGTCATCTTGCTTTCTCCAAGTAGCTATCTCTCTTAACGCTCTATTAAATTCTTGATCTCGTTGTCGTCTATCATATTCTTGTCTGTCTACATCTCCTAGTCTTGTCACACTCTGATCTCCAGTTCCCCAAGGAAGTCCTCGTGTCATAGGTTGTGAAAGAGGTAAAGGAGATGCTGGTGGAGGTAGTTCTTGTTGTAAGGGAGATGGTTGTGTTGGTGGAGGCGCACCATCTGTAATTTCATCACTACTTTCAACTTCAATCTCTTCACGTACCTCTTCAGGATAATATAAACCTCTTTGATCTTCTCCTCCTTGTGTATAATATCTTCCATCAGATCCTTTCATCATTAGTTGCAGTCCTGATGGAGTTTCTTTATATTCAGCATAAGCATCATTCCAAATTCCAGTCTGCCCTCCTCTTGCTCTACCTATTACAGGTCCACCTTCTGCTTTATTAGACCAGATTTTAGAAGCATCAAAACCACCCGGACTAAATCCACCACCCATTCCAAATACATTCAGACCAGCTAATCCCATTCCCATTATTTGCTGACCTGTACTAGGAACAAAAGGAGTTCCTGTTGTAGTATCTGTTTGAGTTGTTAAACCAGCCATAGGATTAGCATAAACCATTCCTGAGTAATCAGATAATGTTTGTTTTGGGAATTGTTTTTCTTCAAGGAATCTATAGTAAGCTTCATCAAGTGCTGACTGACCTAGACCTCTCTTCTGTTCTCCTACAGTTTGTAATGCTCCTTGTTCTGCTAGTCCAGCTTGAAATAAAGCAGGTCCAATTTTTCCTACATCTCCAGCCATCTGTCTTTCTCTGGCTTTCTGAGCCTCAAATCCCATACGAGCATCCTGAAATGCTTGCTGTTGTCCTTTTGCTTCTATATCAGCAAGAAGTATATTTTGATTTCTTTGGAGTTCTGCTGCCTGTACTCCTGCTCTTGTACCTAATCCGCTAAGACCACCAGCCTCTACACCACTAGCTTCAAACCTTGGCATGGTATCACGTTCAAAAGTTCTTTCTGCTTCCCTCTTTTCAATGTCGGTAACAGCCCTCTGGTAAGGAGACATATACTCTTCGGCAGCTTCGGGTGTAAACTTCTCTGCACCAGTACGATATGTTTCTACAGCTTCTTCTAAAAAGGGAGTTGTTGTACCTGCCAGACCAGCAATTCCTGCCATTGCAGCTTCTTCTTCAGCAGTTAAAGGAGCTATGGTTTCTCCTGTATAAGGATCATAACCTCTCTCTATTTCTGCTTTATATAAATCTTGTGCTTCTCCTAGTATCTCTTTTACAAAAGGAGATATTTCTTCTGGAAGTTTTTGAGATTGTACAACTGTACTAGTCTTTGGTTGACTTCCCTTAATACCAAATAATGAAGATAAAAAACCCATTGCTTACACCCTTTCTATCATTGGCCTTAGAGCAGCAAGGCCATTAATTTCATTAGGCTGTTGGTTTGTACCATATGCCTTTTCTCTAACATTTTCTACAACCTTATCCATTACATCTGCTCCTTCATCTGGATTCCCATTACCCAGTGCTGCCATTGTATAACTATCAACTACATATTCAGTAGGACTTACTGCCAATGTAGCTACTTGTTCTTCCCCTTCTTTAATTGGCATACGAACATTATCTTCCATGCCATGTCCATCTCCCGGTACTCTTCCTGTAAACTCACCACCTGCTGCTAACTGCATAAGACCACCACCAGAAGCAGCTTGTGTAATATCTCTTGTTTCTTCAAGCATTCCTGTAAGTAATTTATTATTCTTAATCATTTTTTCTAAAGCTTTAGCTGCTATTGAATCTCCATCAGGTAATGTAGCTGTCAGCATTTCATTTAAATTTTGTTTAACATCCATAGACATAACTTCATCAGGAACAAACTGAGGTATAGGAGCTTGTCCTCCCATCCCTCCTGTAGCACCTTGAGGAGGAGCAGCCTGAAGTCCTTGTGGACCTCTAGCCATTTCTAAAGCACCCATAGGATTAGATTTAGCTTCCTGTTGAAAAGCCATTGCTTGTCCTGTTCTTCCCATTCTCTCAAGAGCCATATTTATATCCTACCTGTTGTAACTGATTACTTGCAAAGTTACTACTATCATCCTTAAAATTATTAATATTATTATAATCAGACTTAATTTTTTTAAACTGATCTTGTACCTTCTGCTGCATGGAGTACCTACTCTTATCTAATATACTTCCTCCATATAAATTACGTATATAAGTATTACTAGGATTATGGATAAATTTCATATGTTCTGCTGTTGTTTTCATTAATTTAAATCCTGCCAAGATGTTTCTGCTCCAAGACTTACATACCCTCTAAACTTTCCACTACTCGCTGAGTAAGTTATATCTCCCTTCTTAGGTCTACCTATACTGGTAATTGTAACTATGCTCAGTATATTTGTAGATGGTCTATTTTGTTCATCCAAATCCCTACTATCCAGTTCATTAATTAATACTGATCCCCATCTTTGTATTTGTTTGTACATTGACAGGAGTTCTTGATCATTTAATCTTTTTGGAAGAGCAGGATATCTTGCCATTATCTTCCACCGTCTCCTTGTAATGCCAGCCTTACAGATCCCCATCTCCAACTGGCATTGTTAGAATCACAAGATACCCTAATCTTCGCTTGCCTTCCTCTAGCTCTAAAATCTACTTTATTGGTTGTATTGGTTATATCAAACTCTTTTGTTACAGACTCAGTACTTTCAGGAAACTGTTTACTTGTCAGATGTAGCTTGATCTTACCTGTACTTAAATCAAAGTCAGGTATAATTCTACTCATATACATAATGGCATTACCATCATCTACATCAAAGTCAGCAGACTCTACAAAAGAAGTTAGTGTTGCCCCATCCCCATCAAACACTCCTGCTGGTTCATTATCAAATAAGAAGTTTCCTGTAGTAGTAGCTCCAGTAGTTATTGTATTTCCAAAGACTTCTCTATCTTTGAAAGTTGTAAAGAATGTATCTCCATATACCCAGTAGTTTTCTTCAGGAGAAAAGATTACATAACTATCACATTCTGTTGCAGTACTGGAAACATAAAGCCATATAATTTCCTTAAACTCCGAATTAATTCCTGTATATACTTTATCATAATAGGTTGTATTCAATCTATCAAAGACAAACCTTCTGACTGTGCAATCCAGTACTTCTACCTGTCCTGTATTGGCATAGAAGTTATCAAATCCCATCCAGTAAGTCACACCATTATAGTCAATCCCTGCATGTGGTCCTATCATTCCACAGTTCGTTCCTGCCTGTTGAAACTTAAAGGTAAAAGGAGGACCAGCAAATTCCATCAGCCATAGAGAGTTGTCTGTCCATACATTAATAGCATTCTTTGACCTGACTGCTCCTACAATACGAGTACCGTCTGTCAGGACAACCTCACCTGCCGTAGAACTTACTGAAGGAACCCAATTAGTTCTATTATCCTGATCAGACCATCTGACCAGCATAGGATTAAATGTTCCGCTTACAGTAGCAGTAGGACTAAATTCATTAGCTCCCAATGCAACAACATGTCTGTCGTTTGGAGAGACAATCACAGAGTTTACACTAATAGGAGATGTCGTTACAGTCGTTGCTCTCATGGGCGTAGTGGAAAGAGCAGTCTCAAAATAAAATATATTACTTCCCCTACGATTTAATAAGACATCTTCTCCCCAGTTATCCATACTCCATTGCGCTATATCCAAAGCCAGATCAGTAGCATCTGCTGAAGCTTCAATATCCCAAGCTCTTCCTGATCCTCCTCCATCTGTCTGTTTATAGATCAAGGCTGTCATATTAAACCCTGATGTTACATCTCCACTGGAACTGGCATTCGCTCCTGCACTTACAATAACCTGTGTACCATTAACAGATACAATAGTAAACTCTGGACCTCCTGCTGCTGACTTGGTTAGATTTAGATTACCGCCTATGGTAGCCGCCACAGAATCTATGGAAGTATTTTGAAAAACTACAAAATCATTAGCCACACCACCATGAGCAGAAGCACAGGAAACAGTAACAAGCGCATTACCACCAGTAGCTGTAATCTTGCTAAGACCCACTGAAACAGGATCTGCCGCATTGTAGTCAGAAGCTCCATATCCTACTCCTTGTGTAGCTACACTTGTTCCTGTAGCAATATAATAATTAAAGCTGGCTGACCCTGCCTGAGTAGAAGTAGCTGCTGCATTACTCGTAATAGATATTGTAAAAACATTTATATCTACAATAGAAGTAATCTGATATATATTTCCTGTAAGACTTACATCACTTCCAAAAGTAGCAGCCGAAGTAAATAAAACCCAATCATTCTTTTGTCTTCCATGTGACCCATCAGAACAGCATACTCTGGTTGTTCCTACACTTGTACCAAAACAGTTAGTCAGGGTTACAATCGTAGTAATAGGAGTAATATCAGTAATAGAATCTCCATTATTTTCATATACCTTATCAGGCGTACCGAAGATAGACCTCTTCTTATTGCTGTTATCTTTCCATGCAATCAGATCTCTGGCAGAACCATCAAAAGAAGCAGAAACTTTTGTCTGGTATCCTCTTATATTCTCTGGTCTACCAGCACGAAACCTTACACGATTTCCATCAAACCAGTTTCCTTCTTCAGCATACTGGGTAGTTTCCCTATTAAACCCTTGATTGAAATCAAATTTTGCAAGCTTGGCGGTCATATATTATCTCTTAAAGTCTAGTAACATTACTGCATCAATTGTAGTTGCACTTCTAGCATTATAAATTAAAAGATCTACAGCAGAAGCAGCAGTTGTAGCAACAGGAACAGAACCTTCAGAAAATCTCCAAGCGGCATTATAACTTAAAGTTCTATCTCCAGTACCATCCTGTACTACATATATACTTCCTGTTTGTCCTGCCAGAGCATTACTGGGAGCCGCCAGTGTTCTATTACCAGCTAAAGTTACCATAAATGTATTAGCAGTATTAAAATCTGTAGTAATTGAAGCAGCATCTGTAAGAGTTGTTATGTGAGATTTAACAGCACCTGCTAAAGATACTAATCCATCCATTCTAACTGCTGATTCCATTCTAACTGCACTGGTAAAGATAACCGAAGCTGTAAATGTTTTCTCTGCTACAATAGAACTGGATACGGAAGTTCGTACATATCTTATATCAGCTAGGGATGTATCAGGAATATTTGTAGCACAAACTCCTACATCTTTTGTAGCTACTGTGCCTAAACCGGGGATACCAGCAGCATTAAGAGAAAATACAGATGTTCCATTAGTAAGAAAATAACCTATTCCTCCTGTAGGCACAGTTACACCAGCATTACCAGCTACTCTTAAAACAACAGCATCACTAGCAGTTGTATTAGCTGAAACTACATTCCTAATTGCATAAGTTTTTGGTGAATTAGGTATAAGAACAAAAATAGAAGTAGCTACTCCCCCTACTGAACCTTTAAGTTCCAGTATGGCAGAGCGAGATTGATCTGAATTTCCCAGATTTTCAGTAAGGGTAACAGTAGCAGCAGATCCTATAGAAACTGTAGTATAAGATGCTACAGCCTGATCAACAAGGCTAATAACATTATTGAGAACTTCGCCCCATGTATTTGGATTGTCTCCATCCCCTTGTTTAGTCAGGCGAAGATTTGTTGTATATGTACTAGCCATTTATCTTACTCCCATATCCTTGCACTTGTATCCTTTTTAATAGACTTCTTAGGACTTAATATTCCCGGCATTCCTGAGAAATAGATACAGGATACACCTGATATATTAGTTAACATAGATGTCCAAATCCCATCCTCTTTCAAATATACTTTAAATATATTAGATTGATCTACAACCCCTGTAAATACTATCTGTTCATTTTTAAATACTTTAGTCATCTCTTTTGATGGAGCGCAATGCGCTCTATGAGTTGTCATTATAGTTCCTAAAACTAATTCAGATTTTTGTTCCTGAGAATATGCAACTCCAGAAATAAAAAAAAGTAAGACATTTATTATTAATATTTTTTTAAACATTATTCCTCCAGTTCAGGCCAATCATAAAGTATTCCGCTTTTTTTACCGTCCTTATCGTGACTTATAAAAAGAGCGGCAACTGCATCAGTATCAGTAGCACTGTCAATAGCATTTTCCATCTCCGTAGCTTTGGCACGTATAGCATTGCGCCATGTTTCAATATTAGCAGGAACATCTGTTCCAGTATCATAGTGTCGTATGTATGCCCAATCAGTTCGACTTAAAAGAGATCCTTGTTGAGCTTTAACATCATTCTTCATGGTAGATTTAAGACCCAGAACAAGATTTTCTCCAGAACCACTGTCATTAAGATCTTTTGCAGTAGATGTTATCTTTCCATCACCATCCATTGACCACTCATATAACCTTGAATCAGGAGGAGTATCAGGAATTATTTCTACTACTCCTCTTTCTTTTTTTTCAGCACTAGACCAAATATTCCAGTTTTTTGGATGCCTGACTCCTTCATCGTTTTTCCATCCTTTCCCCGGAAATATTTCTTTGTCTTTGTACTTAAACATTTATATTCTCCTATTAAGATAATTCAAATTATGCAGGTCCAAATGAACAGACAGACATTGCGAATCGATTCGTACTAGCATTCGGATCACAGGTAATTGTTATCCCCGACTGCACTGTAGAATATTCTTTACTGGCTCCCGCTGAATTTTGTTCGGTAATTGCATCATAGTAATCATCGTCAACACCCGTCCAAGCTGTTACTCCAGTGGCAGTATTGAACTGAGCAGCAGCAATAACAAAACCATTTGCAGGACAATCGATTGTGGTTGTCATGGGATCGCTTGAACCATCGCCATCAGTGTCGTTAGCAGAGGCAGCAGCTCCATAACAAGCATAGATACCAATGCCAAGTCGATAACCAGCCGCAGATAGTGTAAAAGCCACTGTTCCACTAGTACCAGTAGGAACCGCAGCTTGCCACATTTCAGAAGAGTAACCTCCTTGAGCAGCATTCGCTTGGAATTTAATTAAAGATGCTGTCACCCCACCAATCGTCATACCTGAAATAGCCCCAGACGCACCGCTGTTAGTTGCCAGATTTACAGCTACAATAATTTTTCGATCTGTCTTAGCAGTACCAAAATCCTGTGATGTAAAAGTATACGATGTATTCCCTGCTACTGCATTTGTTGAACTTTGTGTAAATGTCGCTGTAGCAGGAGCAGCAATAGTACTAGCCGCTGCCATTAACAAATTATTCTGAAACATTTTTAACCATACTCCTGTGATAAGATTGCCTGAATGTTATCACCAGCACCATCACTTGATACTGATGCAACTATATAATCGAGTCTATCTACTGCTCCATTAGAAGTAGAGAAAGTTGGATCAGTAGCTGCTGGGAATTTCCAAGCAGCATTCCAAGAGAGAGTTCCACTTCCTCCTGACTGTACAAAAAAGATACTTCCTGTTTGTCCTACTCTAGCATTTGTTGGTTGTGCCATTGTATGTGCTGCTGTAACCGTAGTCAGAAAATTCTGTGCTGTTCCAAAATTAAGGGATACAGAAGTTATTCCATCTATTGCTGTTGCATGTACAGAAGCTGCTGCTGATTTAGAGAGAGCTATTTGTCCCAAGAATGCCGCATTACCTGATACAGTGGCTGTTCCTGCTACATATAGGTTTCCTCCTATGGTAGCATTACCTACTGAGATATTACCTGCTACAGGGACTCCAGTTATATTAGACCCGTCTCCGAAGAAAGCAGAAGCACAAACCTTGCTACTTACATGAACATCACCCTTTACGGTTACATTACCTCCCAGACATACGTTTCCTAATACATCAAGTGTACCTCCAATAGTCGTATTACCGCTTACCCGGACTGTTCCCAGAAATCCTGCTGCTCCAGATACAGTAGCAGTATCAGACATTACTACAGCCGCCTCCAGACTAGTAGCCCCAGATACTCTAAGAGTTCCCAGAAAACCTGAGTTACCAGTAATAGTGGCAGTATCAGTCATTACTACAGCACCTTCAAGAGAAGTAGCTCCAGCTACTCTAGCTGTTCCAAGAAATCCTACATTACCTGATACAGTAGCTGTAGATTTAAGAACTGCTGCTCCTGTAATACTTGTTGTCCCACTCACATAAAGATTACCAGCTATGGTAGCATTACCTACTGATATATTTCCACTAATTGGAATACCTGTAATATTTGAACCATCTCCGAAGAAAGCACTAGCACATACTTTACTGCTTACATGTACATCTCCTTTTACAGTTACATTTCCTCCCAGACATACATTCCCAAGTACATCCAGAGTACCTCCAATAGTTGTATTACCACTAACTCTAACTGTGCTTAGAAATCCAGCAGCCCCACTTACAGTTGCTGTATCTTTCATAACAACAGCCGCTTCTAAAGAAGTAGCTCCAGATACTCTTACTGTTCCTAGAAAGCCAGTAGCTCCACTTACAGTTGCAGTAGAATGTAGAACCGTAGCACCAGTAATACTTGTTGTTCCGCTTACATAAAGATTACCAACAACTGAGGCATTCCCTACACATATATTACCTCCTACAACACCCGAAACACCTGTAAGATTAGACCCATCTCCGTAATATGTGGATGCACATACTGTACCTGCTACTTCTAAGTTTCCATCTATCTTTGCTTGATTAGTAGCAAGTTTTAATGCTGTATTAACTCCATTACCTGATTGTATATTAGTCAGAGAAGTTGTAATTCCCCCATTAGATGCACTGGAGTTAACCTGTAGTAAATCCTTATAGGTATTGGATATTAGTGTTCCTGTTAAATCTGTCATATCTGTTGCCAAAGCCTTTCTGTCTCATCCCATTTAGTGGAAGCATTATTCCATGCAATACTTCTGCCGCCAGTGTCTGGTCTGGGATTTCTAATAGCAGGGTTATCTTTTACTCTTGGTATTTTATTCTGAGGATTATTCTTTAAATCATATTGTCCTTCAAAGTCTTGAGGGCATACCAACATTCCATAACTATTCAGTCTCATGACTCTATGCGGATAAACAAACCCACATGTATCACACATTGCTAATGCTCTTCGTTGTGTTGCCATAGAACTCTAGTTCCTCTAATTATAAAATGTCAGTCTGGGCAGAAGATAAATACTAGCTCTTTCTCTGTCTTCTTCCATTGCCCTTCCTAATATCTCCTCATAGTTTGCCTTTAACATTGCAGTTTTAGTAGCTTCTACTCCCGGCCTTTTCATAGATAAGTAATAAGCCAGACCACAGGTAAGTGCAGGTAAAAATCTTTTAGGGGTATCTGCATTCTGTATAGCAGATTTATTTACATCTTCTAGTTCACTTACAATTTCCATCCTAAGAATATCAGTAGAATTTTCTGGTATAGGCCATATAGACATGACAGGATTATCTCTCCCTCTCCTTATACTATACTGGGAAGCTCTTCCTGTCTGAGTTTTTGCTGGGATAAGTAAGTATTCTTCAGGAGTAATTCTGGTAATTTTAATATCCGTATTATCTCTGCGAGTTGTAGCTTCCAAAACATTAATTGTAGAACTACTTAAAGAATAGTCGGCTACGGAAGCAGCTACTGTAACAGCCGTAGTACTTGTTGTCCAGAGAAGAACACCTCTATTCTGCCAATCTCTCAGCATCAGGTTAATAGAACGTCTGGCTGTAGCTGGAGTATGTCCTAGTGTATTTTCACCACCAATCATTTCGGTAGCTTCTTGGATTATCTCGTCTATATCCAGATTAAAGTTATATGTACCTGATACTGCCATATTATGTACTCAATTTAACTGTTCCGCATACACCTGCATCAGCAGATCCATTCATTGAATAGATTTTCAAAGTAACTTTTGTCGTTCCAAGCATTGTATGAATATCAAAATCTACTTCCTGTCCAGTAGGTACGTTATCATATTCTTTTTCCCATTCAGGATCTGTATCTGAAGAACACTTAACCTCCCACATATAATTATCTGGGGATGTTATAGTTCCTTTAGCATCTACTGTACTGCCAATAGTTGTATACTTTTTGCTTTCTTCCCACTCACCATTAGAATCAAGACAAAAGTTCATAGTCTCCGAATCAGACATCATACCATCTGGTAATTCATTATCCCAAACTTTAGGAAAGGGATGTGTCATATTACTTCCTTTCTATTCCATATATTCTGTAGGTGCGCCCCAATCAGAAGGTCTGCAATTACATTCATCACATTTACATATTTTACCATCTTCATGAAAAGAACACATCATATCGCAATGACAGGGGTGTTCGCAATGTATGCAAACATGACTTATCGTTTCCACTTTCTCTATGTACCAATTTCTTTAATTCTTATTTCAGCATTTTTAATATAAGAGGAAAACATATTGGTAAGAATAAAAGGGAATATGCCATGTATTATTAATCCTATCATTACCAACATTCCTCTGATACTTTCAAACCATGTAAACCTAAGATGTTTAATGTAATTTAATTTAACATCTTTTAAATGTTTATAATCAATCATAGTATCTCCTATTCTGCTTTACTGCCATAAGTATACCTAAATTTTAAACATATATAATTAGAAAGATCTTGAAAATATTCATTAAAAGTTTTGTAATCTTCTTCTTTTGGTTTAGAAATACTATAGTCTATTAATGAATAATCATCAAGACCTTCTCTAACAGACTTCTCGTAAAGTTCTTTATTAATCGTAAGAGGAAGCAACTAAAGAAGATCCAGAACGATTTATCTTTCCTTTACCTTTACCCTTACCGGGCTTACCATAGGATTCATTTCGACTTGCTTTAAGTTGTTTCTTGGTCCTTTTCTTCTTGACCCTCATCGCAATCGATTCATCTTTCCGGGCTTTATAACCTTGTTTTTTCTTACCTACTTTACCACCACCTTTATGGTGAACCATCATTCCAGTTTCAGGATCTTTTCTTGTTAATCCTAATACATCTCTCCATTCATTTTCTGTATAACCAGCTTCCTTCCAATCAAATTCTTTTGTCTTTGGTTTCTTAGTTACTTTTTTACGAACAGCAAGTGCCTTATTAAGCCTATTAATAAGTTTTGAGTCAGGAGTTCCAGCTTGTCCAAGATTTTTCTTCATCTGATTTATTTGTGGAATTGTATAAGCCTTATGAATATCTGTAGCAGATTTTCCTTGTAGTTTTCTCCGAATACCAGTAGGTTTCTTTACAGGTTTCTTTACAG